AGTCCGGCGCGTCTAAAATACCTTTCCCCGTCGCTCCGCCTGGAGCAACGACCGGGACGCCGAAATCGTCTAAGAAGATTGCCGTTTCATTCATCGCTTAAAAGAGAGGGGACCGGAATCCGTCCCGGCCCCCTCCCGTCTCGTCTGACAATTACAGCGTGTTGTTGCCGCGAGCGAAGGATTCGGCGTGGCGGATCGCGATATCGCAATCCTGCATCGCCACGATGCGGACCGTACCGGAGGTCGATCCGCTAAAGGGGTCGACCATGATATCCAGGCCGCTCCAAAATCCGAGCATCATGCTGCCCGCGAAGTCGCCGAAAATAACATCGCCGGCGGCGACTTGGTTCGAGGTCAGGACCGGGTATCCGTTGGCCGTTCCGCCCTCGAGGATATAAACCGGGTAACCGGCTTCCTTCGCGGCGGACTTCAGAGCGCCGGCCATGTTTGCATTTACAATGTAGCGCATACCGGCGACGTCGGCGTCCTTAGAGCTAATCTTGCTCTCGAGACCCACGATCTCGGCAAACGTCGGGGTTGCGCCGGCAAAGTCGAGCTCTTGAGCCGAGCCAGCGAGGAGACCTTTCAGGCCCATCGGTTGGTTGCTTGCGCCCGTACCGTAAAGAGCGGCTTGGTCGATCGCGAGAGCCAGGACCGCGGCCAGGTCAGCGCGGACGAGAGCCTCGACGTCGAGGGAGCTTTGCAGCATGAGCTTGCGCGAAATGTCGGTGTAAGCGCCGACCGTTTTCGGGCTCATCGTCACCTGGTCAAAGGTTTGCTGCGATTCCGTCGCGGATTGACCTTCGCTCAGCCAGAAAGCGGAGGCGGCGCCGGTATGCTTCGGGATGGAAACGTTACCGACGAGACCGCTCATAACCCGGGCGCCCGCGGCTTGAACGATCGACTTTTTGCGGAGGAGCTCGATAAACGACTCGGCGAGGAGGTCGGTCGAGACCGTATAGCCACCGGCCGAAGCGGTACCGGCGACGAGGTCGCGCTTGGCATTCAGGACGTCGGTCGGGACGAGGAAACCTTGAGGAGCGCGGCCGGTCTTAGCGGCGGCGGCTTCCGAGATTTCGCGCTCGTACTTTGCCGCCTCTTGCGCGCGGCGGTCGCCCGGGTTTGCCAGGGCGTTAATCAGGCGCATGAAAGAGAATTGACGGATTTCCTTTTCGCTCAGGCCAATGTTTGCGGTCTCAGTTTTCACGATTTTAGCTCCTTGGGTTTCTTGGATTCTCTCGAGGAAAGCGGCGCGGGATTCATCAAGGCTCTTGCCGCCCTCGATCAGTTGACGGCCAAGGTCCTCAAGGCCGTGCTTTTTTGCGATCGCTTCGATTTGAGCGACGCGCGCGCGTTCGGCTTTAACCGCTTCGGCGCCAATTTGTTCCACGTCGACGACCGGGGTCGCGACCGTTTCGATTTTGGTTTCGGGTTCCATTTCGACTTGCTCCTCGTTTGTTTCGGTTGCGATTACTTCCACGGCGTATTCCTCGCCGCTATCTTCATTCCGGCCGATTTGCGTGGTCGGATCCGCCGGGACGGAGACGGCGGAGATCTCATGCGGGGTCCAGCGCGTGACGGTGTAAGTCTTGATTCCGTCGCGCTCGCCGGTTAGTTGCATTTGCTCGATTCGGTAGCCGACGGAGACGTTTCTAAGAATGCCGTCTTGCACGTCCTGAAAGGCGCGTTCTCCGTCCGGGTTCCTCGAGAAACGGACGACGGCAACGCCGCGGCCGTCGGCAATCCGAGCGCTCTCGACGACGCCGATTAAACGGTCCGGGTCGTGGTTGAAGAGGAGCGGCGCCCCGTTATTCAGGCGCGAGAGGTCCGCGGCGCCTGGGGCGTGGGAGAGGATCTCGTTTCCGAAATACCGCTCGACGGGGATCTCCGACGAAAAGGAGAGTTTTACCGTCCGGTTTTCGGAGTCGGTCTCGGCGCGCTCGAGCGTCGAGGCTCTAAACAGAGTTTTGATTTTCATATGCCCCCGATTTGATCGGTTTAGGATCAAGCGTTACACGCTCAATTTTCCCATTCAATCGAGAGGCGCTACTTTTTCAATCGAGAATATAGAAAAAGCTCAGTTAGTTGAGCGCCTCGACGATGAAATTGAGCTCGGTTACTAGGAGGTTGTTGGCGTTTGTCGCGTTTGCGATAAAGCCCTCGATAAAGTCGTTGGTTGCGAGCTCGACGATCGCCTGGGAGTAGAAGTTTTCGTTTCGTGATGTTCCCGAGGTAGTGGCTTGCGATTCGCTTTCGGCGATCGTGGTTCCGTTCTTTGCAGCACGAACGAGAATAGTCGTGGTGTTTGTTGTAATGGCTTGTGCCGAACAAGAGAGAGTGACGCGAAATGACCGCGTGATTCCGCCAGTGTAAGTCAGTCTATTGTTGGTATGGGAGAATTTTTGATTGATCGCGCTTGGCGAGGTCACGCCCTCGATCTTTTCAAAAACCCCAGTAGTCGCGATTCCGTTCTGCAGTGTGTTGTTGAAGTAAAACGCTTGCCCGATCTCGGCCGAGTTCCCGACTCCTTTCACGTTAGTGAAAAGGCTCCGGTTGTCATTAAAGGCAATGCCGGCCGTATAGGTTGCGCCGCCCGAGAAATTGACTGTATCGAGGATATATCCCTCGACCGGGATAGACGCCGACGTGCTGACGTTGATTGCGGTTGCCCCCCCGAAAGCGACGAAGCTCGAATACGTCACGCGGATTCGCCTGGTAACGATCAGGGTCGACGGGAAGTTGAGCGTCGTTTGACCGGCGACTCCCGAGAAAAGGCATTGGTTGAAACCGATTGTCCCAATCGTCCCGTTAAAGGTCATCCCCGAGCTATTCAGGAGCGCGCAATCGCTCATAATGAAATTGCTATAGTTCTGAATCGTCCCGACGCCGGAGCCGCCTCCGGTTGAATTGCAGTCGAGAAAGTTGACCCCGAACCAATCAATAGCCGCCGTCGCGGTTCCGGCGCCGTTAAGGTCCAGCGCGGTCCCGTGAGTCAGCGTTACGTTTCGCATCGGGAGGCTATATTGCGAGGTCAGGAGCGCGGTACTCGCCGAGAGTCCGGTTGATTTTAGGATGCAGTTTTCGGAGGACCCGCCGATGATGACCGTATTTTGACCGGCGACGAGTCGATTTCCGGCGAGGTCAATCGTGCCCGTAATGAAATAAGTAAGGTTATCAGCGAGGGTAATCACGCCGGTGACGGGTTCCGGAAAATCCGCGAGCTTGTCGACGAAAAAGATCTTTTCCGACTCAAGCCATTTACTAAGTTTAGCGTATCCTTCCAGAAATCCCATTCAGTGAGTTAGGGGAGCGGCAAGTTTCCCCGCCGCCCCCCCGTCCTTTCTCGGTTAGATAATGGCGCGCTTGCAGTAGGTCACGCGGATCGTATCGCCGACGCCGAGCTTTTCAGGGCTCGGGTTAACGAGCGAGCCGGCAAACACAAGGCGAGTCTTTCCGGCAACGGTGGTCAGGGTATAATCCCCATCCGATCCGTCGTAGAAATGCAGCGCCAGGCGGTCAACGAAAGCCGAGATCGACTCGGAAATCGCCGTATTCTGGAGCTCGACGTAACCCGCGGCGAGGATCCCCGCGTTCACGACGAATTTCTCTTTGACGAATTGGAGCGACGCAAGTTCCAGCGCGTCGACCCGGCCGTCGAGAGCCGCCTCCGCCGCCTCCGCCCGGTTCTTTTCGGTCAGGACTTCTTGGTCGGTGTATGCCGCGGCGATCGTGACGGCTTCTTGAGCCGCCGCTTCGAGTTGCCCTTTATTGATCGCATCGGCCGGATTAACGCCGTCAGCGAGGCCGGTAATCTTCTTTGTTCCGACCGCGATATCAGCGCCCGAGAAGGAAAACGACGCGCCCTCAATTTTAAAAAGGGCCGGGTTTTCGTTGCCTTGCTCGATCTCGACCTTGCTACTAGTAACCTGAATCCAACCGAATTCGCCGGTAATCTCGTTCGTTGCCTGGAGCGTAGCCTCGCCGAGTCCAAGCGTGTGCTCTTGCGTCGAAAAGGTGTCAGCGGTAACGCTATTCGCCCCCTGAATGGAATTTTGACCCATCAGGAGGTTGCCCGTCATCGGGCGCGTTCCGTCGAGTTTCAGGAAAGTGAGATCCTCCGCCTCGAGAGCGGCGCTTTCCTGATCGATCAGAGCGGAAGCGGCGGCGACTGCGTCCGCTTCTGCCTGGTCCGCGTAAGCCTCAATCGCGGCTTGGCGGGCGGGCGTGTAGTAGAGGTTAGTCGAGCCGCCCTCGGGGACGAGGTTGGTCGAGTAGTCGCCGGATTGAGCCGTGACGACCCCGTTACGGCCGAAAACAGAATCTACAGCGCCAGAGGTAATTTGGACGTAAGCCGAGCCGCTCCAGCGGTAGCATTTGCCCGAATCAATGGCGACGTAGATTTTGCCTTGCTCGCCCGTGACCGGGAATGCGGCAAGGTTCGCATACTCGAGCACGTCGTCGACGTAGGAGGGGAGGTATTGCTCCGCGATCAAGCCCGACCCGTTGAGGGGCGCGATTCCTCCGGGTTGCCCCTTGGTCGCCTCAAGCGCCGAGAGGTCGGAGGCGACTTGCGAGATTTCTCCGTCGAGGCTCGTAACTTCGGCGTCCAGTTGCGACTTGCGAACGAGCCCGTCCGGGGTCGAGGCGTCGGAAGAGACTTCCGGGACGGACGAGAATTTAACGACGTCGTTACCGTCGACTTTGACGATTTCGATCTCGCTGAGTCCATCGGCGGACTTGCTCTTAAATGCCTGGTTATTCTCGAGGACGACTTTAGAGCCGTCGAGCGTCTCGATATACTTTGGTTGAATTAATGCCATTGTTCTTTTTCTCCCTTGGTTATTCGTAAATCAGGCGGACCCTGTCGCCTGATTCTAGGATCCCGTCGAGCGTTAGTCCGGCCCAGCTGAGAGAATTTCCGGTTAGTTGATAGTCAATCCCGGGAAAAAGAGCGCCGCCGCCGCCGGCGACGTCCACGACGAGCCTCGTCGGATCGGTCAGGGGATTCGAAAGCGTGAGCGACTTGCTCGAGACCTCGGCGGGAGTAAGCGCGCGATGCTCGACGAATCGGTCCGGGAGCGTCACGGGTTGCCATTGCGTACCGTCCCATCGGTAAACCTGATTAGGGCTCGGAGGCGTAATCCTGAAAGTCTCCGTCTCGCTCTCGTAAGAAAGCGGCGGGGAAATCGTAACGTCCTCGAAAGATTTTCCGCGGGGACCCTGTAGTCCCTGAGATTGCACGACGACGTTTTGAATTTCGGCGAGGACCTCGACGATAACGTTAGTCTCGTCTAGGACGGTAACGTTGTTCGCGGCCTGATTTTCGACCGAAACGACGAAATCCGTCACAGAGTAACCTCGGGGGAGATCGAAGCAATACCCTCTACCAAACGCTCAACCTCGCCCGTATCGGTAACGAGCTCGACGTCGTAAGCGTAGCGGGTCGGGGTTTTCTTGTATGAGACCGCCGTCTCGACCGGGATCGCCGCGGTTTGCGCCGGCGTCAGTTTCATTTTGAACTTGCCGGCGAGAGGCTCGTGGATTTCGAAAGAAAACGACGCAATGACGGAGCTTGCCGAGTAGGTTTCGCGGATTTGCCCGCGGAGCGAGAATCCGGTCAGGTCAATCGGCGTTCCCTCGTGGTCCTTCACGGTGAAGATTTTGAGAAAGCTCGCGCCTTGCTCGATTGTCAAATTGAGTTGTCCGGCGCTCATTCTTCGCCCCCTTGCCCCTCTTCAATGCTCGCAGGCGTCGGGCGTTCTTGTTCTTCATGGGGTTGTTCGGCAACGACGGTCGTGTCGAGCTCGACGCCGAGGCTCTCGGCGAATTCAATCTCGCGTTGACGTTGCGTCATGATCTCCTCGAAATCCCCACCCGATTGAGCGACGACGTCGGCGACCGTAATAAAGCCGGCTTTGATTGCCTCTTTATACGCGGCGACCTCCTTCACTGGGTCGACAAAAGCCCAACCCCGCGGGAGCCAGCGCGCCGCGGACTGATATCGCTCCGGTTGAATCTCATAGCCCGGGAGCGAAAGCGCGCCCGAGAGGGTTGCCATTTCGAGAAACTCCTCAAAAACGCGTTGATGTAAGTTTGAAATGAGCCAGGATTGCAAAACCCGCCAATGGTCGCGGTCCTCGAGGAGCGAGAGGCGAGAGCTCGAGTAGTTGCTTTGGCTATAATCACGGCTCAGCGACTCGAACGAAATTCCACAGCTAGCAGAAATTCCCCTCAGCATTACCCGCATGAAAGGCTCGAATTGGTTGCCGGGTCGGTTGAGTTGCGGGACGACGACTCTCTCGCCTGGGTTCAACTGCTTAAATACGCCGGGTTCAAAGTCGGTGACGGCTTGCCCGTTTTGCTCGCCCTCCGCCGGGAGTTCGCCCTCTGGGGTTTCGATAAATCCCATGAGCGCCGCGGTTGCTCGAGCCGCTACAACCTCGGATTGCTCATAGCCTTGCATCTGATGAATGCGGGAGATCGCGGCCGAGAGCCAGGGAATCCCGCGGGACTGGTCCGGTCGCTCGGTAATGTAAAGATGAATCATTTCGTCCGCGGGAATCCGGATCCGCTCGACCCGCGGCGATGCGCCGGCGCCGAAAGTGTAGTCGCCGGGATGGTTCTGCAAAACGTGGTACGCTTGCGGGCGTCCCCAGGCGTCTCGCTCGATACTCATTCGGATTTCGTTCCCGTTGCTCGCTCGGGCGTTATAATTCTCGTCGAGCATATCGCTCTCGATAATCTGAAGCGCGAGCGGGACCCGGGATCGTCCCATTTGTTGCCGGACGATGCGGACGAAAACCTCGCCGCTCTCGGCGACGGACGAAATCAAGAGGCGCTCGATATCGGCAAAGCTAAGGGTTCCCCCGACGTGGCAAGAGTCCTTACGTTGCCATTCGACCCATTTAGATTCGATCGCGTCGTTAATGGCGGTTTCGAGGCGCCGGGTCCGGGGTTGCCGGACTTGGGATTGCATTTGTACGCCTTGGCCGACGACGTTGTTTCGAATCGTCCGGATCGCTTGCCGGGCGTAGTCGTTGTTTCGGACGAGGTCGCGCGAGCGGTTCCGGAGCTTGCTCAAGCTCCCGCGGATCTCGGAATCTTGGGATGCGGAGTTAGCCGTTACCCAATCGCCCGTTAGCCTCGAGGTCAAAGCGCCCTGAAACGCGCGGGCTTGCTTGCGTTGCTTTTTGCCAAACGGCCAGAATCGCGCCATTTACTTAAACCTCACATACAGAGAGCCCGGGTCCGGGAGACCGTTGGCGAGTTTCGCCGCCCGGCGCTCGCGCGCGACGTCCTGTTTCATTTTGGATTCGAGCGCCATGAGATCGGCGAGGGGGATTTTCCGGAGCGACCGATTGCCGATCATGTATTCCGCGACCGCGCCGCCGGAGACGATTGCGCGGATTGCGGCTTGAACCGCGGCGAGGTCTTTCTCCGCCTGGGAGCGCCCGTCGTAAGGGGCGGCTTGCTCGGCCAGGTTCGGCTTGACGGTAAAGGTTCCCCCCCCGACTGTAATCCGCTCGGTCCCGTCTGTCGCGTGGGATTGCCAATAGTAAACGCCGGGCTCAAGAGCCGCGCTTTCCGACGTCGTAATTGCCAAGCGCCACCCTCCGGTCTCTGGAATCCCGGTCAGAGTAAGGCTCGACGCTCCGGCGATTGCTACAGTGAGCGTCCAGCCGGGGGAGGAAATTGTCCCAAAAACATCGGAAAATGGTTCGATTTGCCAAGTTTTGGAGTCGCCGGCGACGATTTCGGCGGGGAAAGTCATCAATTCACCACGAGGTTAGAAAATTTTTGCGACCTCGAAACAGGGTATTTTGAGGTTTTGCCGGATTCAAACGATTGCCTCCGTTTTCCCCCGGTTTCACTTCCGGACTAGCAGGGGAGGGAGGCGGCGGGGATTTCACGGGAGCGCATAGCTTGCGCTCGTATTGGTCCCATATCGTGCGGCGGTCGTGGCGCGTGTAGAGGTATTGGAGCGCGGCGTACCCCATAACCGCGCAATCGAGCGCCTCGTTACGTTTTCCCGAGGGTAAAAACCATTCTCGGACGGGTTGCCCGCGAACGAATCGCGTTACCTGTTTCTCGGCGACGAGTTGCTCGAAATACTCGGGGCCGAGCCCGGCGTAAAAATGGTAATAACCCTCGCCCGGAGTATCGAGTTTGAAACGAGCGTAAAGGGTCGTTTTAATCGTGTCGGATCCCATCGGGTAGACTTCCGCCCCGTGTTTCAGGGTTTGCCCGCGGAAGTTGAGATCGACTTTCGTCGCCTTACCGATAGGAGGCTTTCCCCGTTGGGATTGACCTTTGACTGCAATGATATGCTTTCCGCGGCGCTCGCGCGTGTACTGGTAAACCTCCGAAGTAAAATGACCGCCGGAGTCGATAGCCGCGGCGGAAATCATGAGCTCCCCGCCGAGCTCGTGCCGGTAGGGGCGGAGGAGAACGGCGTCTAACTGTTTCCAAAGGTCCGCTCGAGCGGGGTCGCCGAAAATTTCTTGATGGGAGACTAACCAAGCCTCCTCCCCGCGCGCCCAAGCGTAAACGGAGATTGCTAGGCGGTTGTCTTGAACGTCGACGCCGGCGGTCAGGAGGACGGAGGAGAGGGGCGCGACGTTAGGCTCGTAAAACTCCGTTCGACTCATAAGCGAGTCGGAATTGATCCGAGCGGAGTAATTTTCCTCCCACGTCTCCCCCAGGGACGTATTCAGAAAAGTTTTGAGGAGCGCCGGGTCGGACTTGGCTTTGAGGAATTCCCGGACGAGCGCCTCCCAGGATTTCCAGCCGACCGGGGAGTAAAGGCTCGAGATATGAAACGACGTCGTCCGTCCGTCGCCTGGGGCGGTTGCCCGCCATTGCCCGCGGGCTAACATTTCGGTCTTATGGCGCTCAAAAATCTCGCCGGAGCATTCCTCGCAAATGTAGCGCGCGGTCTCGGGGCGCCCGTCGTCCCATTTGATTTGCTTGAACTTGAGCCATTGGAAAGCGTCGCAATGCGGGCACGGGACGAAATAGCGGCGTTGGTCCCCTTGCAGGAATTCGCGCTCGATTCGGGAGAAATCCTTTACCGTCGGGGTCGAGACGATAAAGATTTTGCGGCGGGCAAACGTCGTGGTCCGTTTCTCGGCGAGCTCGAGCGGGTCCCCCTCGCCGCCGACGTCCGCGGGCGCCGCGTCTGCCTCGTCGAAAAATAGGCTTTTGACGGGCGTAGACCTTAGCCCCGTCCCGCTATTGGCGCCGGTAATCACGAGCACCCCTCCCGGCCATTCTTTCAGGAGCATAGTATTGGAGGAGTCTTTTACTCGCGCCGCAGAGACGTTTTGCTTGAGGACCGGCGTTTCCTCGATCATTGGTGCGATTCTTTGCTTGGAGACGCGCTCCGCGGTCTCCGTCGTCGGTTGTACCATCATGACCGGGCCGCTTTGACCGGCGCCGCTCATGATGTAGCCGAGCCAATTAAAGCCGAGCTCCGAGGCGCCGACTTGCGCGCTCTTCATAAAAACGACCCGCTCAATAGGGGATTGCGGCGAGAGCGTCTTGGCAATCTCGATCAGGTAAGGCGTCCGCGCGATGCGGTAGGGTCCAGGCTCGCTCGAGCCTTTCGCCGAAAGGACGCGGTGGCGGTCCGACCATTCGGCGAGGTCGACGTCCGGGTCCGGCGTGATGCCGGCCGCGAATCCTGCCAGGAAAGGACTAGGCTGTTTCATCGGGGTTTAGGGTCTCGGTTTCCGCGGGCTCGAGCTCAAGGTCGCGCCCGAGCGCCTCGAGGGATTTCCGGATTTCTTCCGTCATAAGGCGGTGGATTTTGAATTGATCCGACTCCGCGGCCAGTTGAGGCGCGAGCCGGTCGGGGATGTTCGAGAGCGCGTCCCGGACAATGCGCGCCGTTTTGAATGCCTCGCGCTTGACGATCTCCGCGTCGACGAGCTTTCCGGCGCGCTTGTGGAATTCGAGTTTAGCTAGTTTCGCGTTGTAGTTTTCGCGAATGGTGCGAGCCTCCGCGAACGAAACGCCGGGCTCGTCGAGATCCTGGGAGGCTTGCGCCTCTTGCTTGGCGACAATGGCGGGGACCCATTCCTCGTCGGCGACGGTCGGGTCGATTTGCGCTTTCCCTTTGTCGTTCCATGTAACGGACCGCGCTAATTTGCCGGCGCGAATCGCTTTGATGACGGCGACGTGAGAAACCCCGCGGTGATCGGCGTATGCTTTCACGCCGAGCCTTACGTCCGCGGTTTCCTTCGGGGATTGCTTAGGCTTGCGTCCCATTCAATCCGAAAGGTCCGCCATTCCCCAGGCTCAAGCGAATGATTTTTTACACAACTATTAGGTAACCCTTTTGGTCGGGTATCCCTAGCCAGCTAGCCAGGCTTGAATAAACC